AGCAAATGGACCAACTTTATGGGATGGTATACCTGTACTAGCGACTACTGCATCTGTAGATGACTTATAGACATTAGTAGTATCTGCATGATACTTTGAAATTAATAAATTAATAGATGGATATACACTAGTACCAAATGCAAACTCTCTAGCAATGTAAAATTCATTACCAGCAGTTGATGTTATTCCAGCAGCAGGAGCACTAGGAAGAAGGAATTCAAAAATGTATTCATCAACAATACCAACTACATCATGCTCATTGTTGTAGATATCTTCCGCAGCATTGAGGATTCTAATCTTATCATCTCTTCTTAACTTATGCTTCTCTTTTGTTGTTACAGTTACCCTTACAGCACCAGTACCAGGATCAGGTGCTCCTAGGGTTGCTGTGATGCCTCTGAGTGCCCTTCTGACGTTGTATAAGAAACTATCCCATATTGGGTCAAGACTATCGAAACCAGGTGCTAGAGGGGTTGTAACCTTACTGTCTGGAAGGTAGTACTTACCACCAGATGCTAGTGTAACACCTCTAGTTCCACCATATACCTTTAATTGGATTTCAGACCCATCTACATTACTTGTACCATAAATCTTGTATGCTGCAAAGACTTCTTGCCCTGCATCATGTGCTACATTGAGACTATTCTCTCTAGCACGATTGCAACCTAAGAATTGGTTAACTGTTTTGTCAGTATATGTAATAATCTCATCTTCAATCCTAATACGTCCATTTGTCTCTGGCCAACCTAGTGTAGAATCAACAGTAATGGTAGTATCTGTTAATGCACCAGCTAAATCATCAGCAAGAGTTGTTTTATAAGGAGTTACGAAATTTCCAAGTGAATTATTGGTATCTACATCAATTTCAAAAATTGAACCAGTTTGAGTAAAGACTTCAACAACACCTTTAACGTATATACGTGCAGCGGCAATATTTGAATCAGTTGTATCTGCTTCTTGGTATAAAACCTGCCCTACAAGTGCAGATGGGTCTCCAGTAACAGCAACACAACGAATTACTTCCCTAGAAGTGTAATATGCATCAGATGGCTTGAATATTCTGTCTCTTGGATAAGAAACTTCGGAATCTACTCCAAATAATGTTCTTAAAACGAATTGGAAAGACCTAGTAGACCCTTTAGAGGCATAAAAGTCCTTAATTCGCTTAATTATGGTAGATTCAGTAACTCCAGCGTAAAAATTCTTCGGATATGTTGATAAAAGCAGTTCTTTGAACTGTCCCAACATGAAAAGTGGGAAAAGGTTGTTTAAATTGACAACTGTACTGCCAAGAACGTGTTCTGCAGGCTCTGTGTTAGAAAAAACGTACTCACCTACCTGTCCAAGTGCTGTTGTAGCATCAAAACCTCTTGCACATCCATTAAAAAGGGTTGCACCCTTAGATTGGTAGTAAATTATCTCATCATCTATTAAAAGTAGTCCCTCATCAGGGAAATCACGAGTTGAAGTAACGTCAACAGTAGTAGAAGAGCTAGTTACTGTTGAAATTGTTGTTGTTTCGGTAACTAATTCACCATAATTATCAAGATTGTAATAATCTGCCCAATTATTGATTATATCTAAGCAATATCCCTTTAATTCCTGTGATTTATAATAAGCCTTAACGAATTCTATGAACGTAGGATAGCTATCCTGTATAAAACTGGCAAATTGACCAGTAACACTATCAGATAACTGCGATCTAGATTCAGGACTGACCTCCGACGGTACAGGTGTCGTTGTAACTGTCGTAGTCGGAGTAGTCCACGACCCGACTTTCCAGGATGAATTCGATTGAGCCATGCGTTTTTTTAATTATAGCTGGACTCTGGTACAACTCCCGTACCAGATAGGTTTGAACCGCTACTGATAGTGTCTTCCACAACACTAACTGTCGTATTATCTATACCTAATGTCAAATAGGTTTGTCGTAAAGAAACTAGGTCATTCGATTCTGGAACTGCGGATAGTTGAAGAATGCTACCTGATATTGTTGTAGATGAAATAATCAAGTCATTAATAACAATTTCACCCATTGTGTAGTCAACAGTACCTACGTCAGCAGTACTATATTCAAATGCACCTGTGTCCTTTATGTAATAAAGTCTTAATTTACCTGCTCCATCATCATTGATGAAGTAAGTATTAACTACATCACCAGAAATCTTAAATCCTGAAGAGGAAACCGTAGGTTCTGTCGAGGTTCCTTGGTTGATTCTGTTACCATAACAGATTTTATAGTTGACACGAGCGTTCAAATCAACTAAAACGTTCTTTCTCATCTTGAGACGAGTGATATTAGAAGTAACTGCTCCGTCTGCACCATCAATTATGCTCTGAAGTTTGGAGAATTTGAATTTTCCACCAAATTTGTTGTACTCAGCTCCTGTATTAAGCGCAGTTAGGGTTGCAATAACTGCATTCTTAACTTGTGCTTCATTTTTACGTGTAACATTAGGGTTAAAATACACAAAACTGTTCAAATCGATGTATAATATCGATGGATCAATGATTGAAGGCTGAATCGCAGCAACAGAATACTCTCTAAGTTTCTTTAAAAGGACATTTTTCTCAGAAAGAGATAATTTATCCGCATTTTTCGGTTTGATTGCTAAAAATACCTTACCATATTGAGGTGGAGACGCTTCTTCACCACCATAACACGCAATTGAAGCAACGTTAGGGTAAATTTGAGGAACAATTGCCTCATAATCCTGCGTTGAAACTGCTCTACCAAATGCAGAGTAGAATTTAGGCGCAGAAAACTTGATTCCTTCCTTAGTTTCCGCTGAAGCACCACCTTCAGGACGTGCATCTAGTGTAACAGTGATCCCAGAAGTTAAAGAATTTGCTGAATCATCTAAAAATGATCCAATATTAGTGAAACTGAGCAATCCATTAGCTCCATTTCCACTAGAAGTGGTATAAGTTACCTCAACTACATCACCATTTGATAAGTCTTGACCTAATGTACCGTCACCGAACATAATTTCGGGTCTTCCATACTCAGATTCTTCTAGGAAATACACCTTAGAAGTAGAATCTATCTTAGTAATGTCTGTTGCTTGTAGATAACGCTCTACAACGGTACCAGAAGTAACTTCAATCTTCATTGAAGACGTATCTACAGCTTCGTTTGTTAGAATGAAACGTTGTCTTTCAGTAGTATTACGTACAAAAGTGTCTGTTAAGTAAACACCCTCATAAACTATAAGATTTGAGAAGGTTGCAATACCTGTTGTACTGTTTACAGATACAGTAACATCAGATGGAATTGAGAAAACAAAGTTATTATTATCCAATCCTGTGAAATTCAGTACTAATCCTTGTGAAAGTGTAACGGTTTGTGGATATCCTTTTGTAATTACACCCTGTGCATTAGTTGTAACGTTAGTTTGAACTGCAATAGTAACAGTTGCTTGAGCAGAACGTGCAGAGCGAGGTGTGTAACCAAGCATTCTTGCCAATTTAACGACGTTCTCGCGCAATACAGCAGTCTCTAGGAACCCTTCATTGACGGCAAGGTTCGCATTTACACTAGTGTAATAGGTATTATATGCTAAAGTATCAATCAGTACGGTCAATGACGACCCTTCAAAGTCATAATCACTAAACTCTGATTGTGCTTTTAGATAATTTTTAATTTGTGCCTTGATTTCGTTGAACTCAAGAGCATTGACGGTATTAAATGCCATTATGGTTTCAATGCTACATCTACTGAATCTTGTATTGGAGGTATTCCTAATATCACATATTCAATAGAGACATCCAATTGGTTACGATTCTCTTCCCACTCGGTACGTACATCTATAACTGCAACCCTTGGTTCATGCAAGTTAATTGCATCTACAAGACGGTCAGTTAGTTCACTCTCAATTTCAGGACTAGCATTTTCAAATAATAGACCTAAAATGTTACCACCAAAGAAAGGATCAAATGGCTTCTCATAGAAATTATATAAAACAATATTTTTCACTGCAGCCTTAATAGCTGACTCATTAGTCAGGGACAACACATCGTTTGTCACTGCATTCTTTTCAAAAGTTAAAGAGAAGTCACGAAATGACTTCGATATAATAGCCATCCTTTACGGAATTAACCTTCTTTATATTTATACCTGTTATTCAGACTTGATAGAAAGTGTACTTCAGAAACAACTCTTCACCCTTCTTAATCTCTCTAATAGTTCTCATATGATATATCTTACCCCACTCTTCTTCTTCAAATACTTTGATGCAGTTAGGATCTTCACTATGATTAACGAACCCTCCTAGAGGTGTTCTCATAATATCATCTTCTACTACAACATGTGATATACCGAGGTACACGTCATCAGGTATATCGCTTAAAGCAAATAAACCCTGTCCTGCGACAGGGCTATCCTTTACGTGTATGCATTTAGGCAATGCTTGATACATTATCTGCCCTGTCCCCTATATCTCTTCTTTGCCTTGTTACGTGAGGTTGCTGAATGCTTTGTATGCATTGAGTGCCCTTGACGGGTCTTCTTAGGTACTGCTGGTACTACGACTTGTGTACCGAAACCACCTGCTTTTGTTTTCATAATTAACCACCTGCGAATACGTTGGGTGAACCTTCTGCAACACTAGTACATGTTGCATCTCCTATTCTACCACATCCTTTGCCATTTACAAATACGGTTGTACTTCCTGTTGTAATTGCTACTGCATGGGAAGGACATATAGGTGCTGGTAGTAGATGTGATGTATTAACGTCTCCTTGACGAGAGATAGGTATGTTATTACAGAAGACATTAGGAGATCCCTCTGCTCTGGTCATACCACTACAATGGGTAACATCTGCATCTCCTATTCTAGTTACTGCTGGCATTGTTCGCTACCTCCTTGGAAATCATGAATACTTTCTGATCCACCTACTGCAAAAGGATTGTACTTAGCAGTAGCAATCCTGTACATCTTCTCATGAATAGTTATATCTTCTTCTTCGTCTACTCCTGGTGGTTGGCACTCTGATGGAGCAGTGTCAATAGGCATTGAATCATGGGGGTGGGGTGTAGTCAATGGTGGCATTGGAAACCAATCATCGTTTTGCCCTTTCTGATCGTAGGCCATTACTTTCTCTCTCTAGTCATTAATTGTTGCAAGTAGTCAGCATACTTACTCATTTCGTTATGCTGCTCTTCAGTATGAGGTCCAGGTACATCATTTACCTTGAACTTAATTAGATGATCGAAATCATCAGGTATATCCCTAGCCTTGGTATAAGTTATGAGTTCACCGTTTTCCTTAATGATAAATTCGCCTTCGAGTTCGTCCATTTTCCCCCTGATACATTAAATCATATTTAGCGACCCTTCGCGGTTTTGGACGCTAATTTTGAGACTAAAGGTGATGAAGTGAAGGTCAGGTTCCAACTACGCGATTTTTTAACCTCTAAAGATTTCTCCCACTCTCTAATGAGTAGTTCAATCTCAGAGATCCTGCCCTTAGCAGTCTCTATCTTTTCCTCTAAGTACTTACTGTCCTTCATTCAGGGGGTGGCATTGGTTCTTCAAAGTGTAATCCAGATGGTGTCCATGCTTTAGAAGTTGGACCTTGTTCAATCTCTTGATTAATATTTCTAATTTGCTTCTCATGATCGCACACAACATCGACGAGTTTCTCATACCCAGATGTAGGTGTCCTCTTCATCATTAGAAGACTTTTCGAGACTTTATCTTCGAGTGCTGTGATTCTACTGAGAAGTTCCTCATTACTAGGAGTGTCAGACATTTGCTTTTGCTTTATTGAAACATAC